TCTGAATCCGCATCGGCAATGGGACTTCCTTCTGGTGTAGATATGAATGTGATTTTTGGAAATCTTGCAAAAATGCTTGATAAAATGAAAGATCAGATTGACAGAACTGGTTCTGACCTGTAGAATATATTGGGCTGGATGATCCCTAAGCAAAGTCACAAAAGCCAAATCTCACAAATACGAGGAAAATCAAATGTCATTTGAAAATCTAAAAAAGCAATCTAAACTTGGTTCTTTGACCTCTAAACTGGTTAAAGAAGTTGAGAAGATGAGTTCCACTTCGAGTGGTGCCGATGAACGTCTCTGGAAACCCGAAGTTGATAAAACTGGTAATGGTTTCGCAGTGATTCGTTTTCTACCTGCCCCTGATGGTGAAGAACTTCCCTGGGCAAAGATGTATTCACACGCATTTCAAGGACCTGGTGGATGGTATATTGAAAACTCACTGACGACTATTGGTGGTAAAGATCCTCTCGGAGAACACAACCGAGATCTGTGGAATACAGGAACCGAATCAAATAAGGAAACTGTTCGTAAGCAAAAACGTAAATTGTCATATTACTCTAACATATATGTCGTAAAGGATCCCACAAATCCTCAGAACGAAGGTAAAGTCTTTCTATTTAAGTATGGGAAGAAAATCTTTGATAAGATTATGGAAGCAATGCAACCAGAATTTGAGGACGAATCACCAATCAATCCTTTTGATCTATGGCAAGGAGCAAACTTCAAACTGAAGATCGTTAAGAAGGATGGTTATTGGAACTATGATAAGTCCGAGTTCGGACCATCTGAACCTTTATTGAGTGATGATGATGCGATGGAAGCACTCTGGAAGAAGGAGTATTCTCTGGCAGCAGTCACCGCACCAGATCAATTCAAGTCCTATGAAGAACTTGAAAAACGTCTGAAAATGGTATTGGGACAGAAACCAACAAATCGTCGTATAGATGAGGAAGTTGAGGACGAGGATAATGATCGCGGAACATATACTTCTGAATCTAATGGAATCAAAGAAACATTCAATTCTTTGGATTCCTCAAGTGAAGACGAAGACGATGCCCTCTCATATTTTCAAAAATTAGCAGAATAAAATCAACTATAAAGTCTGATATTATCTCCTCTTTTTAAGGTGCTGCTCACATACTGAGTGGCACCTTCTCTATATTCCATAATCTCGGGCATATCATTTGTAATAATACCGAGATATTCTTTTTTAAGTAAAAAAATATTTCTCTTTGCATCTTCTAGTTTGATTTCATAATCATAATTCGTCACCGAAACTGCTATGTTTCCTGTATCTACCTGCAAACTTGTAAGATAATCATAATAACTTATTGTATATGGAGAACTTACTTCAAGACCTGAAGGAACAACCGTAACTCCCTGACTGTTTTTAACTTCAGATGTTTCGTAATGATGAATACCATTGTAAAGAGTATTATAATCACCATATTTTTCAACCAAATATCGATCAAAATCATCCTGTAGAAGAGGCCATTCTGATTGAACATTAATAATATTATTTGCTAAAAGAATAACCCAATCTAAGTTTGAATCTCTATAAACTTCAAATGCAACATTATCCGGTCTATCATTACCAGAAATTTTATATTTTTCAAAAAATGCAAGTTCTTGAAAAATATCGTCTCTTATTTTTCCTTTTTTAAAAAGATTTTTGACTGCAATATAATCTGATATATTTTTGGATCCTGCAATCCGACTTACATACTCAAAATCTGGAACTTGTTTGAAATAAGATGCCATTTTAGAAACCTACGTTGTCATCGTCTTCACCATACTCATCATCAAAGATTGGTTCAAGTTCTGAAAATGTTAATCCCATACTATATGCAGTCATTGATTTTTCATCTCCACCATAAGTCATATATGTTCCGTCAGGAGTATAATCAACATTACAAGAAGTTAGGGCACATTCTTTAAATCTTGTTAAGTATGGGTGTGCCTTTTGTCCTGAAGTCATATATTGAATCGCAAAAGTATGTGGTGGTTTTAAAAGCAAAGAACTCTCACTTCGTTTTACTGACATTGATTGTTTAAATGCACGAATGATTTTTCTTACCATTATTGCTTCTTTTGGGTCTCTTGGATAAAACAAAAAAGTGAAAGAATGGGACCTTAAACTTGGTCCATCAAAGAGAAGTTCTACATTATTGTTTATAACAGAACCATATGCTCTTTTTGCCGCAGAAGCATTAATCCCCTGGGTTAAAAAAATGCTTTTAATTGCTGCCGACAAATCTCCATTTTTATTTGTACCCTGAATATCCTTTCCTGTCTTATCAAGAGATTTTTCACCACCAGCAACTCCTCCATCAAAAAATCCTTGTGCGATCCCGGCAAGACTTTCCTCAAGGGGATTTAGTTCACCCTTTCCCCAATCAACAGTATTGCTATCACCAATTCGTGCAGGAATTGGTAAAGTGATTACTCCTATTATTTTAGATCCCTTTACTCCACCACCCTCAAGTTGCACCGATCTACTCTTTGAACTTCCAAATTGACCAGTTGGAGAAGCCTGTTGATTTTCTTTTGAAAGTGATGGAGAATATTCTAAAATTGAAAACTTAATCACATCTTGTAATTCTGATTTTAAATCTAAAGGATATTTCATATCCTGACTATATGAAAGTCTTGTTCCATCTCTAAAGGTAGCATTCTCTTTATTCACAGCATTTTTTTGATCCTGAGTGGGAGCAGTCTGATCTTTTTTATCCTCTGGATTAGTAGGAGCAGTATTTTTTGCGGCACCAGATCCAGTTGCGGTATTCAGTGCTTTTTTATCTTGCTCCGTAGTTACTCCCAAGTCTTTTACTACTTTAGAATCTGTTATTTGTTTTGTTACTTCTTTTCTTAAGGGACTATTTACATCTGCAAGTGCTGTTTTTTCAGCAGCATTTGCAGTTGCTGCTGGAGTCACCTTTCCAGCAGCATCCATAGTTCCTATAGTCGTTGTTGTACTACCTTCTACTTTTTGTATCTCTGTTTTAAATTGCCTGTTTCCATCAGTGCTTTTTCCAATCTCCGTAACTTTGGATTGTATTATGGTGGGAGTGGTCCCAACATTTGGTTTTGCCTGAGGAGATGTAGCTGATGCCATTAGACACAGAGAGTTTTACTTATTTAGACGGAATTTTGCATAAGGTATGGAGAGCATCTCATCCAACTCATCATATTTAATGACGTGAAGTTTTCCTGAAACTTCTTCCCAAGTATAATTTCTATATTTTCTCCAATGAAAGTTCATTCCTCTAAACCCCCATTTTTCCAGTGAGGTACAGGCAATCAGTGGATGTTGGTCGTATTGTATTTCTGGAGTTTTAGGTCTATAAAGAAATGTATAAAACTTTCCTGGTTCCGGATATAATACTTCTTCCTTTAGAACTTCCATAATCACCATCATCAGGTCTTCTGGGTCACTACTACCAGATTCCTTGATTTTTTTTCTCAATTCTGCCATTCTGGGAGGAATCTTCCCTACATATTGACCGAAACCTTCTGCCATTACCTTAAGCCAAGTTCAGTTTCGGTGATCACCTTAAACTCCAATCTACGATCTTTACACCATTCATCTGCGGCATTCCATTTTGATTGATTGACTGCGTATGTCTGAACCTCATAAAGATAAGATTTAGTCACTCTTGATTTTTGTTTAGGTGGTACTGTTTGTCTCTTTGGTTTCACTTCTATCACATAAGTCTTAATCTCTTCATTACTTTCTTTAACTTTGATGATAAAATCCGGAAAGTATCTGTGAACACGATTATCTACCGGAGAAACATAAGGAATCCAAAACTCTTCTGAACCATACTCCATAATATTTTCATTTCTATCACACCACTGCATAAATTTCAGTTCCCAAGAACTTCTGTATATAATATTATTCACGTCTCCTTTATATTTCTGCGGATTTTGAGGGTGAAATCTACCCTGATGGTATTTTCCGTCTCTTGGCATTTCCTAACTACATAATATATAAGTACAAGTATTTATAGATGCCTGCAAAAGTTAGTGTAGATAAAATCAAGGCAAAGTTGCTTCGTCCTGCCCTTACATCACATTTTCTTGTTGAGATACCGAAACCAAAAAATTTTGATAGTTATTTAAGTGCTAATGGTGCAAACCTTGATCAAGAAAAATTGAACTTATTGTGCTCCGAGGCAACTTTGCCCGGTTCATCACTAGCAACTCACGAAAACAATAGTGATTTTCCTGGAGTGACTCAAAAATTTGCCTATCGTAGATTATATGATGATAGAATTGATTTTACTTTTTATGTTGATGCCGATAACTATCTTCCAATTAAATATTTTGAATCCTGGATTAAATTTATTGTTGCAGAAAGTATATCTAAAGATCCAGACTCTGGTAAACTTCCATCATCATATTCAAATTATTTTTATCGTGTTAAATATCCTGACGATTATATTGCCCAATCGGGTCTTAAAATTACAAAATTTGAAAGAACTTCCAAAAGTGAAAAAAGTGCTAATCACGAAGGTGCAACTTTAACTTATAATTTTGTGAGTGCATATCCAATAGCAGTCACATCAATGCCCGTTTCTTATGATGCATCTTCATTATTAAAATGTACCGTGTCCTTTAGTTATATTCGGTATTATATTGAAAGTTTGAAAGGATCAACAGCAACACAAGGTTCCAGGCCCACCACCAGATCTCCAAATGGAGCAGCAGATAGTCCATTTACAGGAGCACAATTAGATAATATAGAGGCACTTGATATTGAATATACTCAAGCACTAGCATCTGGAAATAATGATAGAATTGAGGCAGCAGATATTGCAGTAACTCAATTCCAACAATCAATACGAAGATAACCTCCAATATTCTAATCTAAATAATCATAACTGAAATTCTATAGGTCATTATGCCTTTACCAAAACCCACGACACCGATTTACGAACTTGAGTTGCCTTCTACTGGTGAATCAATTAAATACAGACCATTTCTTGTTAAAGAAGAAAAGGTGCTGTTGATTGCATTAGAAAGTGAAGATACAAAACAGATTACTACAGCAATTAAAACTGTAATTAAGAGTTGTATTATTACTAAAAATATTAAAGTAGAATCACTTCCAACTTTTGATATTGAATACTTATTTTTAAATATTCGTGGTAAATCTGTGGGGGAAGAGATTGAAGTGAATATTATCTGTCCCGATGATGAAGAAACAAATACTCTCGTAAAGATTGATTTGGATTCAATCAAGGTTCAAAAGAACGAAGATCATACCAATCAAATTAAGATTGATTCTACAATTATGATGGAAATGAAGTATCCATCTCTGGAACAATTCATTAAGACTAACTTTGATTTTAAAAATGACAATACGATGGATCAATCTTTTGATTTGATTTCTTCTTGTATTGATAAAATTTATACTGAAGAAGAAGTGTGGATTGCTGCTGATGTAACAAAAAAAGAACTAATTGACTTTTTGGAGCAATTAAATTCTTCACAGTTTAAGCAAATTGAAAAGTTCTTTGAGACTATGCCCAGACTTTCTCATAAAATCAAAGTTACAAATCCAAAGACCGAAGTTGAAAGTGAAGTTATTTTAGAAGGGTTAGCAAGTTTTTTCGCATAGCCCTGGTCCATATGGACCTTGAGAATTATTTTCGTCTTAACTTTGCCCTAATGCAGTATCATAAATATTCACTTACAGAAATTGAAAATATGATACCTTGGGAAAGAGATATTTACGTTGAATTATTAAAACAACATTTAGAAGAAGAAAAACTCAAACAACAACAAAATGGATAATCAACCATCAACAGGAGGATCAATAGTTCCCGTCAAAAGAGACGGTGAAGATCTTGTTGATGAGCAAATTGATGAAAGAATTTTAAGACTTCTGGGTCTTGAATATATTTTTGATATTGATTATGATACTTATACGTCTCTTCTAAAGGAAAAGATGGTTGCTGCCCGAATGGCAAAGACTCAAATTCCCACAGAAGAGGCAGAACTTCTTACGAATGAATATAAAAAGATTAGAGGAAAGAAAGGTAGATTTAAGGTTAAAAAGATTACGGCACAAAGTCTTAAAAGAGGAAGTGCAGTTGGAGTTAATTTAGGAAAACAAAAGGCACTTGTAGGAAAACCACTAAAAGCACTTCCTCCTGCTGATAAGATGACGGGAGGAAGTGATATAAAAGAAATTATTGATGCCCTTGCCGAAATAATTAAAAGTCTTACAAGTCAAAATAAACTTGCAAAGGATTCTGCAGAGAAATCTAGAATTGCAAGTGAGGCAGGACAGAGAGGTGCAAAAGAATCAAGATTAGAGAAAGGATTTAAGTTTGCAATCAAGGCAGCAGAAAAGATTATTGCTCCCATTAAATCTTTACTTGATAGAATTATTGATTTCTTTGTTGCTATTTTTGTCGGAAGAGCACTGATTAAACTCTTAGATTGGTTTAGTGATTCTAAAAATCAGGACAAAATTAAAGCAATTGGTAGATTTTTAGGAGATCAGTGGCCTAAACTTCTTGCTCTTTATATAATGTTCGGAACTGGTCTGGGCAAATTTGTTGGATTTTTAACCAAGATTGTTATTCGTGGAGGTATTAAACTTGCAGCTGCTGCAGCAGGATTATTAGCAAAGGCAGGTGTTGGAAAGGCAGCAGGAGCAGCAAAGTTTCTTGGTGGAAAATATGGAAAACTTTTAGGAGCAGGATTAGAAGTTGCTGCAACTGTCGGCACCACAATGGCCGTAAGTAAGGGTATTGAAAATTTTGGTGGAATTGGTGGAGAAGAACAAAAGACTCAAGGATATTCTGGTGGTGGATTTGTAATTCCAAAGTTTGCCGGTGGTGGGTTAAACTTTAAAGGTATGATGGGTGGTGCCGGAATGGGTGCTGTGTTTGGACCTCTTGGTATGTTATTGGGTGTTGGTCTTGGGTCTGGAAAAATTCAAGAAACTGTGAGTGGTCTGATTGGTGGAAAAAAAGGTGTAGATAAAGTTCCGGCAATGCTCACGGATGGTGAGTTTGTAATGTCTCGTGGTGCCGTGCAGAAGTATGGTGTGGATACTCTGGAATCAATGAATGCTGCTGGTGGAGGAACTAATCAACCAAAGATTGTTTCTGGAACCACTTATGCTGCTGGTGGTGGTCTTGTTAAAATGCAAGGAGGAGGGTTCCTTGATACATTAGGGGGACTTGGAGTACCTGGAACTGGAACTGTAATGGCACCCCGTAGTTCTGGACCCAGAGATATAAGAGGAAATCAACAAACAGACCCTGGATTTCAATCCAAATTTTTGGGAATACCTTTAGGATCTCCAACCTCAGGGGCTTCTTCTAGATTTGGTATGACTGCACCACTTGGACCTGGTGGGGATGTTGGTGGATATACTGAAGCACAGAAAAAAAGGTATACTTCAAGAACAGGTTCGTCTTTTGTTCCAACATCTTATGCAGGATCTATTTCTGGGGCCATGGGAGATAGTCACTTAAGATTTCCAGGATTTCCCTCATTGCAAAACAAAAAGGCTGAAATACCAGATTATATGATGCCATCTCAAACTTCTGTTTCTAGATCTCCAAAAAAACCAAATCTTATAAGAGAATCTCAAGATACAGCTTCTAAGTTGAGTGCCATAAGTAGAGAAAAGATTCGTATGACTAATGAACTACTAGGTCGTGGTTCTGCAACAGAAACTAATTACTTGGGTGCCACAAAAATGTTGGGAGATCAACTTGGATATAGTAATCGTGCCGAACAAATTAAGAGATTAAAAGAACAAGGATTACTTCCCAAAAAACAAGGTGGTGGTTTGTTTGGTGGTACTAAAACCCCATCGACCGAAGAACATCCATATCTGAGACAAGTTAGATTAGAAAAAGCTATGAAAGGTTTACCACCTGGTAAAGGATTTACTGGTAAGTATGATATGCACGGTAACCCAACGGGGTATGGTGTTAGAGGTGGTGGACTAATTAGAGAGAATACTGGAATAGATATTCCAGGTGGTGGTGCAGATAGGCAAAATGTTCGTGTTCAACCTGGTGAATATATAATTCCAAAAAGAGTAGTTGATACTGTTGGAGTAAATTTGCTTGATAAAAGAGTTGCAAATATTGATAAAAATTCAAACCCTTCCAAATTAGGAGCAGGTAGACAAATAGAACCTCAATCTCCACCAATTTCTAGATTAAATCCTGCTCAAATACAAACTCAAAATAATGTTCCAAAAATAAACCCACCATCAAAATCAAAAGTAAAGGTTGTTTATGCAACAGCATCTGGTAGTATGCCAAAATTAAATACTTCTTCTGGTGCATCTCCATCAGTTCCTTCTTTTAGTGCAGTACATCCAAATTCTGAAAGCAGAAGAAGAAATGCTGCCGTTCTTGGAGTTAGGTAAGATATGGAAACTCCAAAGTTATCTCCTGCAAAAATAAATCCAACAAAACTTTTACCAGGAATATCCATTTCTGAAAAGAAAATATCCACTCAAAACCTTCAGGAAGAAAGTATTAGTGTAATTAAAAGTGATTTGTTTATTATCAAAAAACAAGTCTTTAAGATTCGTGATTTAATTCAGACTTCTACACTTATAAAGCAGTCAGAACTTGAAAAGAAAAGAAAATCAACAGAAAAAAAAGAAGCAGAAGAACAAGAAAATAAGTTAGAGGCAAAACCAGAAAAGAAAGAAGGAAAATTGAAAATGCCATCGGCACCAAAACTTGGATTTTTAGATAGAATTAAGAACTTTCTTTTTTCAATTCTTCTTGGATATATCTCAATTAAACTTTTACCACATCTTCCAAAACTTGTAGGTATTGTAAGTATTATTGGAAATGTGATGGAGTTTATGATAGATTTGGGTGGAAATATATTAGATAAAGTAGT